ATCCGAGAGATGGAGATAGACCTTGAGTCTTTTAAAACAGAAGTTGATGACAGGAAGGACGCTAGGGCCAAGTTTTCTGGGGACATTACACCCAAGGTGTTTTGCATACTGGCGCTGGTTTTGTACGGCGCTTATGTAATGACTGTGACCATCCTTCCTCATGACCAGAACGATGAGACTATTATTTCTCTGGTTTTGGGGCAGTTATCAGGCATTCTAGGCACCTGTGCGGCCTTTTTCTACGGCGGGTCAAACGGTAAAAAGTAATGAAAAAACTGCTAGAAATGTTAAAGCGTCATGAGGGCGAAGTTAAAACTAATGGTCGTCATGTGGCTTATAAGTGTCCCGCCGGATACTGGACGGTGGGTATTGGGCGTAATGTAGACCCAGAAAACGGTATTGGGCTGTCTGACGAAGAAGTAGATTTCCTCCTAGAAAACGATATTGCCAGAGTAATCAAGGAGTTAGCTACAGAATACTCGTGGTTTAACGGTCTTGATGATGTCCGAAAAGATGCTATGATTGACATTAGTTTTAACCTCGGAGCTACGCGTTTACGTGGCTTTCGACGCGCATTAACCGCTATGGAAGCGGGAAACTACACAGAAGCCTCCACAGAGTTCTTGGACTCTAGGTGGGCAAAACAAGTTGGTGGCCGTGCTTTAGAGCTGACCGACATGATTGCTAGTGGTGAGTACGCGGATTGAGGTTTAAATGGCAGTTAGAAAATTACAATTCAAGCCGGGTGTAAACAGAGAAACTACCCGGTATGCCGCCGAAGGTCAGTGGTACGAGACCGACAAGGTGCGCTTCAGACGTGGGCTACCCCAGAAAATAGGCGGGTGGCAGCGTATTTCCGCAGATACTTATCTCGGTGTAGCCCGGTCATTGCTTAACTGGGCAACTCTTAACCTGCAAAATCTGGTTGCTGTTGGTACCAACCTCAAATACTACATAGAACGAGGTGGGGCTTACTTCGATATTACTCCTATTAGAGCAACCACAGCAGCGGGTGACGTAACTTTTGCCGCTGTTAATGGTTCTGCCACTCTTACTGTTACTGATACAGCTCACGGCGCGTCACAGGGTGATTACGTGACATTTTCCGGTGCGGTATCTCTGGGTGGCAACATTACGGCTGATGTACTAAACGCAGAATACACAGTAGCTACTGTAGTAGACGTTGACAACTACACCATCACAGCCACGGCCACGGCCAATGCGTCTGACACAGGCAACGGTGGGGCTTCTGTCGTAGGTGCATACCAAATATCCGTCGGCAATGAGGTCGAAGTGCCGTTTACTGGCTGGGGTGCGGGGCGTTGGGGGTCTGGTACTTGGGGTACAGGCGGTGCTACTAATGCCCCCATGCGTATCTGGAGTCAATCTAACTTCGGTGAGGACTTATTTTTTGCTCACAGAGGAGGCGTACCGCTTTACTGGGATGCAAGCTTTGGAGTGGATACACGGGGCGTATATGTAAGCTCTTTAGCCGGAGCGTCTGACGTACCTACTATAGTAAATGTAGCGTTTGTATCAGACATATTCCGCTTTGCTTTCTGTTTTGGGGCCAATGATTTTGGCAGTTCTGTACTTGATCCCATGTTGATCCGTTGGTCAGATCAAGAAGATATATCTAACTGGACGCCTGCCGCGACTAACCAAGCAGGCAGTTTGCGCCTGTCAGAAGGCACAGAGATCATAGATGCTATCCAAGCACGTCAAGAGGTACTGGTCTGGACTGATACGGCCTTGTACGGACTACAATATCTAGGCGCTCCAGAGGTATGGGGGGCGCAGCTTCTAGGCACAAACGTTACCATAGCTAGCCCCAACGCAGCGGTATATTCCGGCAACGTTGCCTATTGGATGGGCACAAACAAGTTTTACTACTACGACGGTACAGTTAAGACGCTACCCTGTGAAGTGCGTAGCTATGTATTTGATGATTTCAACCAACAGCAAGCAGACCAAGTAATCTGTGGTTCTAATGAGCAATTTGACGAGATATGGTGGTTCTACTGCTCTGCTGGAGCTACACGAAATGACCGTTACGTAGTGTACAACTATGTTGAAAACATCTGGTACTACGGCAATTTGGCGCGTTCAGCGTGGATTGATTCAGACCTACGGGAGTTCCCGATAGCTGCTACTTTTAATAACACCTTGGTGCTCCAAGAAAATGGCGTAGATGACAACGAGACAGGCACCCCTACGGCTGTAACGGCTACTATAACCTCAACACAGTTCGATTTGGATGACGGGGACAGGTTCATGTTGATTAACAAGATGTTGCCTGATATGACGTTTACCGGCTCTACAGCGGATTCCCCTGCGGCTACCATGACTCTGAACCCCTTGGAGAACTCAGGTTCTGGGCGGTATGACCCAGCCTCAGTCGGGGGTAACAGCAGCGCGACAGTCACCAGAACAGCCGTATTGCCTGTAGAAGAGTTTACAGGGCAGGTATTTACACGGGTACGGGGTCGGCAGATGTCGATCAAAATTGAGTCTACAGAACTAGGAGTAACGTGGAAACTGGGCGCACCTAGGATGGATATGCGGCCTGACGGCAGGAGAGGTTAGTGGCTAATCGCCTGATAAATAAGGTAGAAGCCCCTGCCCTACCGATACCGCCAGAGAGAAACATACTGCGGACGTATTTAGATGACCTGAATAATATTTTGCGTTTGTTTTTCAATAGGTTAGCAAACAATATAAACTTGTTAACCGGTGAGTATGGTGGTCAGTTTGTAGAAGTCCCTAACGGATTGTTCTTCTCCACTACAGATCAACCCATAGCAGTAATAAATACCGCTCAGGTAGTTAGTTTTGAAAACACCTATTTGAGCGAAGCAGTAACGATAAACGGCGGTTCTAACAGCCAGATTACAGCAACATATTCTGGTATTTATAACTTCCAGTTTGTAGCGCAGGCAGTAAGTAATTCAGCCTCGTCCAAGAACGTGTACGTGTGGATCAGGCGAGATGGTACGGATATAAACTATTCGGCCAGACATTTGGTTTTACAAGGCTCCAACGACAGCAACGACATTGCGTGGAGTTTTAATATTGATTTACAGGCAGGGTCGTACATAGAGATGATGTGGTCATCCGACGATATAGATACCAAGCTGGATACTGAGGCTGCGGCAGCACCTCACCCCGGCGAACCGTCTGCTGTAATCACTGTAACTTTCGTCTCAGTATTGCCTGAGACACTACCGACACCTCCGTAGGTAAGAGATGAGCACTAAAACCATATACGATTCCTCTCAAGGCAGACACGATTCTTCCCAAGGCAAAAACGCTTTAGGAGAAAACCTTAGTTTACTTGATGACATCCTATATCAACTTTCTAGTCCTTCGATGCAAGAAGAAATGGAAGGTCGTTTTGAGACTGCCGAATCTTTAGCTGATAACGCCTATATGGTCTTGTCTCAAATACAGGAGCTTGTCCCCCCAGAGCAACAGGCGGAGGTAACTGCGGAGTTTTTAAGAGAGTCTGGTTTTAGTTCAGATGTTGTTGCACAGATGTTGGAGATACCTAGAGACGCTGTGGATGCAGCACTAGCAGAAGCTGGATATGGGCCAACTGGACAACCTTTACCTACGTCAACAGCAGACCCAACAGCAGACCCAACAGACACACCCTACCTACAAAAGCTGCTTGAGTTAGACATACCAATTGATGGAGATTACTCGGCAGAGGAACAAAACTTAGTTCGGCAGGGGATTGACGCCGGTGATTTTACTGTTGACCAAGTTGCGGACTATTTTGGAATACCCCCTGCTATAGTCCAAGCAGTGTATGGTGCGCCAACAGCAGAAGAGATGCTGGGTAGTATGGTAGATGCAGACACTGCTACGTTAGTCGGAGCAGACGATGAATCCGGATTTTCACTCATACCTACCACTACCACCTCCACCTCCGCTACCGGTAGCCCTAATTTAGTGCAGCAGGCTGGAACAACAGCCGGTAAGGTTATAGACAGAGTATTTCAGAGTATTGGACTCCCCTCCCCTACTAAAGTAATAGGTAATCCTAAACCCGGTGCAACCGTGGTATGGGGACAAACAAGCGGTTCTCCTGTTATTTATACAGGCACAACTCCTTCCGGCACTCAAACTGGTGTAACTACAGGACTGCCTTGGCTTGACGCCATAATTGATAAGAGCATTAAAACAGTAACAGGGCAGGGGGGCGTGCCTGATTTAGGGCAAATAAGCACTGTAGTTATACAAGAAGCTGCTAGAGAGGCGTTGGGTTTACCCGCTGGCGCTGACATGGGGCAGATAACTGATGCTATTAACAAAGTAGGGCAAGCTACAGTAGCTGCAACAACAATGACTGGAGAAGACACTGAAGGTACTGATTTATTTGGTGTTGATTTAAGTGACGACTCAAAAATAGCAGACCCTAATGGAAGAACAATCACTGTAAACAACGAAGGCCAACCTATTGGCCCTCAATTACCCACTGGCGGTGGTGACGATGATGGAAAAATAATCACTGTAAACGACGAAGGCCCAGCTATTGGCCCTCAATTACCCACTGGCGGTGGTGACGATGATGACGACGAAGAAATAATTAAAACTATAATTGGTGGAGAAGAACCACCACCACCACCGGAAGAACCACCACCACCACCACCACCACCGGGAGAACCACCTCCTAGCGAAGACGGAGGTGGAGGCACACTAGCACTGCCTCCTAGTCTACGCGGTGTGCGGGAAGAACCCGGCGATGTTGTAGACATAGACTATTTGTATGATTTTGCTAAAGGGCTTGACCAACCGTTTCAAATAACTAAAGAAAACGAAGATACAAAAAATTTATACATGTATGCAGAAGGTGGCGAAGTGGCTAACGAAGATGCAGTGGATATGCTTACCAGACCTAGAAGACCGGGCGAGTATGGCAGACAATATTTTACAGAAGGGCGGTTTGTACCTACCGGCACGGCCCTAGGGGGTGAAGCTTTAGACCCAAATGCCGTACAGATACCGCAGTATAAGTATCAAAGAGACGCAGTTACCCCTCAAAATACAACAACAATAGCAGCACCTATGGATGCTATCTCTTATACAACAGCCCCAAGTGAAGACGCAGAAATTGATGTTGACACGCTTTTAGAACTAGTAGGGCTTCTGGGAATGGAGGGGCTGGGGTTCGCAGCAGGCGGTATGGCGCAAGGACAAGGACAAGGCTACTACCTAGGCGGTGCTACTGATGGGATGGCTGACCTTATACCTGCTACAATAGACGGAAATCAACCCGCCGCTTTGAGTGACGGTGAATTTGTAATACCTGCTGATGTGGTAAGTCATTTAGGCAACGGCAATTCAGAGGCAGGAGCACAACAACTATATTCAATGATGGATAGGGTGCGTGATGAACGTACTGGGACTACCAAACAAGGCCCAGAGATCAACCCTACCAAGATGATGCCAGCTTAGGAGAATAGAAATGCCTGATCCAGTAGGTCAAGAATCGTCAGCGGTAGAATCACTTTCTCCCTATGCTGAGCCTTATGTAACTGAGATGTTGGGCAAGGGTCAAGCTCTTGCCTCTACACCGTATGAAGCATATACCGGCGCTCTTACGGCTGGGCCTTCTGAGCTACAAAATCAAGCTTACGAAGGGATTGGAAGCCTTGCTATGCCTACGGCTAGCACTGCCGGTGATTTTACTGGGAGTACAGCACAAAGCTACATGTCTCCCTATATAAGTGCAGCCTTAGAACCTCAGATGGCAGAAGCTCAGCGGCAAGCAGAAATACAGCGAGTAATGAACGCAGGTAGATTGAGTAAAGCCGGTGCTTTTGGCGGGGGACGCCAAGCAATTATGGAGTCTGAAGGTCAACGTAACTTGCTTAGAAACCTTACAGACATTTACGGTACAGGTATGCAAACCGCCTATGAG